ATTCGTTATTGTTATACCATTGGCATAATAAATTGAACCATCACCGGCAGGATATTTTCCAGAGGACAACGCCCCCCACCAGTCTGGGATGGTGCCGTGCGTGTGCTTGGGGATTTCTGTCGCCGTGAGGGCATGCCCGCCTATGGTCACGGATGCCGCGCTCACGGTGACGCTGTTTGATCCGCCCAGGTCACCTAGATCATAGTTCCCGCCCGCGCCTACTGGGAAGCGATCCCTCAGGTCTGGGGTAGAGTTCAGGCCATCACAGAGGTACCAGCCCGCCGGGATGGTCGCAACTGTGGAATGCCAGAGCCCTATGCATCCTGCAGGAGTGCCCGAGTTGATGATTTGCTGGGCCGTCCACCCATCCAAGGTGGCGGCAATCATCCCCGAGCCGGAGCCGTCTGTGGCTGCTGTGAAATACTTTGCCCCGGCTTCGGCCTTGGTATAATACCGTTCACTGTGGCCGATTGCGTCAATTGCCGAAATAGCGGACGTGTAGATGGTCTCCAGGTTATTGAGTCCATCCACCTTGTTCTGGGTGCTCATGCCCGTTTCGGCCCAGGTGGTGGGGACGTAAGCCATTATTATCCTCTTTTGGTCTGTAATTCCACAGAGCCTTCGGGTTTCAGGATATAGGGATTGTATATACATGGGATAGTCATTTCTTCAGGCCTCGTACGTATCAGTAAAATTCAGTTGCAGACTTTCAAGACTGCTCTTTTCCGTGACGAACTCGTGTTTCTCCATCTCGATGCCCGTTCCTGCCGTTGAGCTACAGGCATCCCCGCCCCAGAGTCCGACATGAGATATGGGGACGTTGTTGGCCTCTTCCGCCAGGACCAGGCAGATAGTATCTATCTGTGCGGCTCCTATCGTCTGGGAAGTGATAGGTTTCCGGAAGAACTCGACTCCGCCGGTATATAGAACACAATAGGAGAGCTTGTCCGCATCCGTCAGGCATGGGAAGTCTATGTCCGCCGGAGTGCCAGAGCTGTCCACTGAGAGGAACGGGTTGGGGTGGTCAGTAGAATACCAGATCTTTGAGAACTCCTCTAGCCCCTGGATGACATCTGCCTCACCAAGGCTTTCTGCCGATTGTCTCTTTGTCTCATCTGCCAGGCGGCAGAAAATCTTTTCCCATGAGTCCTCCACCGGGCCGGTACAGGCCTCGACCCGATAGATTATCTTATTTTTCTCAGAACCGATATCGATGGATGTTATAAGCATCTCCTTATCAACCAGACCGGCGGCGGCATAGTCCACGTTCTGGATTACCCCGGCCGCCAAGCCATTGTAGAACGTCTCGTACCTGATTTTTGTGCCGATGATGGCATAATGGAGGAGCTTCGCCCGAGCCATGGCTATCGCGGAATCCTGGCTCTGTACTGCGGCATCCTTGGTGACGTTCTCGATCTTTCCAGATCCAAAGCCCTGTGCAATCTTCTGCCTCGTTATTTCGGCGTACTGGGAGGCCTTGGCGATGAGCCGATAGGTGCCTATGTACTGGATGGTGAGTACATCCGTTGGCTGAAGGATGGTGCCCGCGCTATCCTGAGCTATAACAAGATCCCCTTTGGACCAATAGAAATCAAACCCGCTTGTGTTAACTCCCTTGATACCTATGGTCTGGGAATTGCCATTCAGGGTGATGACCGGTTGCTTGGCCGGTGGATATCTCAGAGTGAAGCTTCGGGCCGTCCCGTCGCCCACAAAACTCTCTGTCTGAGTGCTGGTGAGGGCCTGGCCGCCTTGGACGTACTGGATGTTCCTGTACTCGGGGTTGCCGTTGATGATATCCAGTTGGCCGCGCCTAATCTTGGAGCCGTCCACAATATCCCAGGCCGCCGGATAGGTGCCCCGAGCAATAAAATAGAGCCTCTTGAACTCATCTATGAACCAGGTATATCCGCACAGTTCAGCTACCTTGTCTAGGGCTTCCGAGCACATCACCCTGTTGAAGGACAGGTTCTCCAGGTCTCCGCCTAGCTGGATATTGCCGTCCCGGACCCCATCCTCCGCCAATACTGCCAAAATGTCATAGACTATTTCGGCACCCGTGGCCTCCTCGTAAGCTTCCAGGAACACCCGGCGATCGGCTAGAGCCTGGTAGTCAGTACAGGATATGTCATGGAGGACAACTGACCAGTCCGGTTTAATGGCCGTCTTTTTGGCTTCGGAGATTAGGCCCCCAAATAGGCGGAGTCCATCAAAATCGTAAATTAGGACTTCCTGGCCGTACTCAAAATAATAGCCGTCTCCTTCATCCACTATCTGGAAGCTGGCTACCGACCGCTCCTCGATTCGGTGCTGGATGGAGAGGCTGTCTCTCCGGATGTTCCCAACATTCTCCCCGGCGATAACGGCATATATGTTCTTCCCGGCCAGGTCCTCCCAGGTCAGGCCGGATACTTCGTCCCAGGTGGTCATCTGATCCCGAACCCTGCTTGCTTCATCATGCCGGTTGCTCGACTCATGACCGCCTGGGTGATCTGCCTACCATCGAGGTTGATGTTCACCGTGATGTCGCCACCTTCGGACCTGGCCCCAGCTTTCCCTAGCCCCATGTTTGTCAGGGTGAGGATAGTCTGAGTGATGTCATGAGGCAGAACCATCTCGCTGCCCTTCTCGCCGATGAGAGCGACTTCTGGCTTCTCGATCAGCCCGCCCCGCGCTCTGAAGGCAGCGGGCAAACTGTATCCCCCTGACCGGCCACTTGACCCACCGCTTATGTAATTTGATACTCCCCCGCCCGATAAATAATTCATAGGGTTGATAACAGTAGTTACTCCACCCGGATTCGTGTACTTCAGCCCTGGGATGGACACGCCCGTGCATCCATCCACGAACCCGCCTTCAAAGAGACAATCGTTAAAATTCGCAGTTCCCACGTTGCCGCCGCCACCGCCTGAGCTATACCGACCGCCCCCAAAGAGGCCACTGAACACCGCGGGAAGCTGGTAGATAGCGTCTCTAGCAGCATCGCTGGCAGCTGTGACAGAAGACTTGAAGCCATCCCCCGCACTATCTACATTGGCTTTCAGCCCCATGCTGGCAGCCGTGGTCACTGATGCGTTGTTGTTGGCGGTTGATGTCTCGATAGAAGCCTTCTGGTTCGAAGCGTTTATGGTGACTGCTGCCCCCTGATTGGCAGCATTGATATGGATCGCCCCGCCCTGGTTGGTGCTGTTGATCCAGTTCTTTCCGCCCAAGTCGAAGTTCATTTTTGCGGCATTGGCACTCTCCAAAATGGCGCTCCCTCCAGATCTCATATTTGAGTTTGCGACTGTCGAGGCGGCCCGTGTTTCGTTGCTAACCATCAAATTGGTAGCTTGGAAGTTGGCCATTGCTGTTAAATGAGTTGCAGCATATGTTTGTGTGGTCGTGTCCATAACGGCGGCATTTGCCCTAGTGGCAGCAGTCCAATTTAAATTTGAGCTTGCGACACCCTCAACCCAAGCCTTGGACCCAAGATCAAAATTGATCTTAGTGGCTGCAGCACTTTCCAATATAGCACTGCTCCCGGTAGTCATCCGGGAATTCATTGTTTCGGCGCTAACTCGCCATTCGCTATTGATTAGGGCGTTCGCTGCCACCTGCCTTGAAATGATTTCGCTCTGAGAGGCCCGGTAATATTCCGTCGCGGTGGTCACTGCCCGAGCATGGTTTTGGGCTCCGGTGGTGGTAATAGCAGAGCTGTCCCTGGCGGCCTGCCTGGTAGTTTCCCCACTATCCCTTGCGGCGGTAGTCTGGATGGTGCCAGCTTCCCTGGCAATTCTCAAAATTTCTTGTTCCGTGCCGCTGTCTATCGCTACCTTTGAAGCCCGGAGCTTGTCAATCTCAGCCTTGATTTGCTCCTCAGAATACCCGGCAGCCCCGGCCGTCTTCGCCCACTCTTGCATGGTTATCCAACCACCGCCAGAGCCTATGCCCTCTTTGGATACCATCAGTTCGCCGTATCGCCATGTAGCCGCCAGCGCACCAGAGGGGGACCTAGCCCCTACCCCGATCTTTTCCGTTATGTCGGCGGGCAGAGTTTGGCCTCCTGTGCCGGTAACCGTGGTAGGTGCTTTGCTGGTAGACGTCCACTTTCCGGTGGATGGACTGTAGGTCTTGTTGCTCCAGTTCACTTCCATCTTGGAGGCCTGGAGGGTTGCAGCCAGGCCTTCGCCAACTTCGTACGGAAGCATTCCCAGGGCTCCTGAGACGGCATCTATGATAGTGTTGTAGATGCTTGCCCCAAGAGGGGAAAGCCCCTCCACGAAGCCGCTCACAAATTCAGATACCGCCGAAGTGCCGATTGTGAGCCATTCCACGCCGGTCTTGATGGCCCCTTCGATCAGGCTTCCACCACCTTTCTCGGTCAGGCTGTCGGCTACCCATTTACCAAGATCAGCAATGGCTTTTACGCCGTTTGCCAGGGCATTGCCTATGTCTTCCCCGAGGTTCTTCGCGCCGCCTTCATCAATCCATTTTTTCAGTCCACTCTTTACGCCATCCGCATAGGTAGTGATGGCTTGGATGCCTTCGGCTACCTTCTTGCCTATGGCCTCTCCTGTGCTCTTGGCATTGGCATCCAGCCAGGTCTTCAGCCGCTCCGCTATCCCGTTGGCATAGGTGGTTATGGCCTTGATCCCATCGGATACCTTCTTGCCGACAGCTTCCCCTACTCCCTTCCAGCCGCCGTGATCCTCGATCCAGCCGCCGATAGTGGCCCCGATATCCTTCAGAGTCTCTATGCCGGTGCTGATCCACCCGGCTATAGTGGTTCCTGCCCCAGTGTAATCAAAGTCCTTGATCCAACCGGCCAGGGTTGCCGCAA